AATCATCATATTATCAAAAATAAGTTGGATAAAAAATATCCACTCATAAAAAACGGAGAAAAAATTAAGTTTTGTTATTTAAAATTGCCAAATCCTATATCTGAAAATGTAATTGCATACATTCAAAAATTTCCAACGGAACTTAATTTAACTTCTTATGTTGATTACACATTACAATTTGAAAAAACATTCTTAAATCCAATTGAAACATTATTGGATGTTATTGGATGGAAATCTAAAAAAATTGGAAAATTATCATTAATTAAAAAATAAATTATGGACTTCTTAAAAGATATTGTAAAACAGATCGGAGGTGAATATACATCTCTCGCATCCGATATAGTAGAAACCGAAAAATTTGTTGACACTGGAAGTTATATTTTTAATGCCCTTCTTTCCGGTTCAATTTATGGAGGAGTTTCTCAAAATAAAATTACAACAATTGCAGGTGAAACTTCAACCGGAAAATGTGCCAGAGGTACAGAAAAACTGAGTATATATACTCCATATATTCATATTGTAAATGCGTTTGAAACAAGATTTAATGTTAATCGTTTATGGAATGATGTTAGAGCTTTATTTAGAATTGATTTAACATATCAACAATTATATGAGTATTATGGTGGAGGGGATCATGAGACTCCATATCCTGTTGAAGACAATATTTTAGTTGAATTACCAACGGGGGCATTTACTCAAATCGATTATGTTGTTACAAAACATAGCAATCAAGTGATTCGTCTAGTTTTTGATGATGGTGATAAGTTTGAGTGTTCTGTAGGCCATACATTTATTGATTATTATAAAGGACTTATGGTTAGTGCCCTTCAGGCTAGACATATTAAAACCATTTATGGAAAAAAAGAAATTGTAAAACGAGAGCACATCGGAACAGAAAATGTCTACGACATTTCAATTCCACATCCACATTGGTATGTGGCAAATCATGAATCTGGAATCATTCATCACAATACATTCTTCTCGCTTGGAATTGTAAGAAATTTTCTTAGAAACAATCCTGAAGGTTATTGTCTTTATTTCGATACTGAATCTGCGATTACAAAAAGTCTACTTGTCAATCGAGGGGTTGATATAAATCGTGTGATCATAATTAATGTTGTTACTATTGAAGATTTTAGATTCAAAGCACTAAAAGCAGTTGACTTATATTTAAAGTCTAAAGAAGAAGATAGAAAACCTTGTCTTTTTGTTTTGGATTCTTTAGGTATGTTATCTACCAATAAAGAAATTTCCGACACGCTTCAAGAAAAAGATACTCGTGATATGACAAAGGCGGTTTTAATTAAAGGTGCTTTTAGAATGTTAACTTTAAAATTAGGTCAGGCGAATATTCCAATGATTGTTACGAATCATTTATATTCTAATGTCGGTGGTTATGGACCAACTCATAAACAAAGTGGAGGAAGTGGGAGTGAATATGCGGCGTCTTCAATTGTGTATCTATCAAAATCTAAAGAAAAAGATGGTACAGAAGTTGTTGGAAATATCATAAAAGCTAAAGCCATTAAGTCTAGATTAAGTTGCGAAAATAGAGAAGTTGAGACTAGATTATTTTATGACCATAGAGGTCTAGATCGTTATTATGGATTAATTGAATTGGGCGAAGAATCTGGTATTATACCTAGAGTTGGAAATCGTTATGAAATCAATGGTAAAAAGTTGGGTAGAAATCAAATTCTCGCAGAAGCTGAATTACACTTTACTCCAGAAATACTGGATAAATTAGATGAATATGCAAAGAAAAAGTTTGCGTATGGATCTAATATTAAAAATAAATCTGAAGATGAATTGAATGGAGAAAATTGAAATTTTAGTATTGAAAAATTTAATATTTAATGAAGATTATGTTAGACAAGTTTTACCTTACTTAAAATCTGAATATTTCATATCTCTTTCTCAAAAAATTGTATTTCAAGAAATTAAAGAATTTACAGAAAAATATAATAATTCTATTACGAAAGAAGCACTTTTAATTGAAGTTGAACGACGTACTGATTTAAATGAAACTACTTATAAAGAAGTTTTAGATTTAATTAACTCCCTTGATTCCGATTTAAGTGAATATGAATGGCTTGTAAATACAACTGAGCGTTGGTGTAAAGAAAGAGCAATTGGAATAGCTCTAGAGGAATCTATTTTAATTGCTACTGGTCAAAACAAGAAAAAAAGTCAGGATGCTATTCCTGGAATTTTAACCGATGCTTTATCTGTAAGTTTTGATAATCATATCGGACATGATTATCTTCAGGATTATATGTCTCGATATGATGCTTATAAAAGTAAGCAAGTTAAAATTCCATTTGATCTTAAGTATTTTAACCTTATAACAAAAGGTGGAATTGAGCCAAAAACAATCAATATTATTTTAGCCGGAACTAATGTTGGTAAATCTTTGGCCATGTGTCATTTTGCAACGTCATTTTTAGCTCAAAATAAAAATGTTCTCTATATTACGTTGGAAATGGCTGAGAATAAGATTGCGGAAAGAATTGATGCTAATTTATTGAATGTAAATATCGATGATCTTGAATCTTTATCGAAGTCAACATTTGAGAGAAAGGTTCTTGATGCCGCAAAGAAAACTACAGGATCTTTAATTATTAAAGAGTATCCCACCAGTTCGGCTCATGCAGGACACTTTAAATCTCTTCTAAATGAATTGTATTTAAAAAAATCCTTTAAACCCGATGTAGTTTTTATTGATTATTTGAATATTTGTTCTTCTTCAAGATATACAGGAAATTTATCTAATCCTTATGTTTATGTAAAATTAATTACTGAAGAATTACGAGGTCTTGCGGTTGAATATAATGTTCCGATATTTACAGCCACTCAAACAAATAGATGTTTAGATTTAAATACCTTAGTTACAAAAAAGGATGGCACTGTCATAGAAATAAAAAATATCAATATTGGGGATGAGATAGAATCTCATTCTGGATATGTTAAAGTTGAAAATATATTTCCAATTGAAACTCAAGATGTTTACAAAATTAAAACTAAATCTGGGAAAAGTATAATTTGTTCTAATAAACATATATTTCCAACTCCAGATGGAGAAAAAAATATTTTAAGTGGTTTAACAGTTGGAAGTAAATTATTTGTAAAAAAATAATTTATAAGAGCAACACATACTAAATAGTTGTGTTGTTCTTATAAATTATGAAACTGGAATATATTTTAAATAAAATTAAAAAAAATACAAATATAAATGATATTAAAAAATATGAAAATGACTTAAAAAAATTAGTCGAAGCGCATAATTCTAAAAAAATAAATTTATACAATAAAATAAATTTAATATCATATCAAATTTCTATAAATTTAGATAACATATATTATAGAATTATGGAATCTATAAAGTATAAACGAGATTCTTCTTCATTAGAAGTTTGCAAGTTAAAATACGGAGATTCACATGGTTTGGAAAAATTTTTAGAAAAAACTTCTAAATGTAAACATAATTTGGAAAAATATATTAAAAAATATGGGGACGTTGATGGACCAGTAAAATACAAACAATATTGTAAATCTAAATCAATGTCATATGAGATGTGTGTAAAAAGACACGGACATATTAAAGGTCCAATTATTTTTAAAGAATACTGGGAAAATACCGGTTTTGGGGTCACTGAGACGGCATTTCGGAAACGACATGGAGATTCTTGGGAATTATACTATGAAAGGTATAAAAAAAATAGAAAAAAATTTAATACGTTAGAATATAAAATTATAAAATATGGTGAAACTGAAGGGCCTCTAAAGTACAATGAATTTAGAATAAAAAAATCTAAATCTCAGAGTAAAGAAAATCATATTAAAAAAATGTTAAATAATGGAGCATGTTATCAACAAATCCAGGATTCTATACTTAATAGGTGGAGTCATACATCTTTAAATTCATTTATATTAAAATATGGAGATATAGATGGAAAATTGAAATATGAAGAACATATTAAAAAATGTAAAGAGTCAAATCCTATATGTTTAGAGTATGATAAAAAAAGAAATATTTCAGATGAAGAGGCATTTCTAGCTATTTCAAAAATTCAATTTAAATATAATAAAAAAATATCTAGATTTTCTGAAGAATCTTTAAAATATTTTAATAAATTAAATTCTATTTTTGAAAACCGAGGATATAATTGTAAATATAAAAATGATGAATTGAGTATATGTTTAAATATAGATGAGTATAATATTTATAAAAAAAATAGAATATTTTTTTATGATTTTTTTATACCAGAATTGAACTCAATTATTGAATATCACGGAGTTAGGTTTCATGATGATATAGATTATAATTCAACTTTGGGAGTTACAAAAAAAGATTTATTAAACATGGAATATAATAAAGACTTTTATAAAAAATGGTTGGCTGAATATAGAGGATATAATGTTTTTATTATTAGATCTTGGAAATTAAAGGAAGATCTTGAAAACATAATTAACTTTTTTAATTTCACTGAGGATGAAAAATGCAAATTGATTTAGATGAAATTGTTGAGATCATAAAATTGGATAAAGGAGAAACAATAGACATTACAGTATCTGGTGATAATCTATTTTTTGCGAATAACATACTTACTCATAATAGCGGCTTCTCATCATCAGATCTGGAACTTACAGATACATCAGAATCTTTTGGAATTACATTCAATGC